ACCAAGTTCTTCACTCTTATCAGCAATAAATTCTTTGACCTCCATTGAAACAGCCTGATATGCTGAAGCAACACCTTCACCTACTGTTTTAGCAAGTTCTCTTGACACCATATCTGTTTCTTCTAAGAATGGCACAAGTCTTGCCACAGCATTGTATGATGCTATGATGGCATCTATGAAATCATAAAATTTATTTTTGATGTAGTTTATTACTTTGACAAAAACATCTTGTAGGTATCTACCTAAGGCACTAAATGCTTCTCCAACCTTGTTTAGGACAGCACCTACCTGGGCAATAGTTTTACCAAGTCCATTTTCCATACTTAGGTATGTTATGGCACTTGCGGCCGCTACTGCTAACAGGCCAATTGGATTTCTTGCCAATGCCAATGTCATTGCTTTGATACCTGACGTCACACCTTTTAGTATAGCAACCAAACCAGCACCACCTAAAACAGCGGCGGCTATCTTGGCACCCATAATAAATTGACCCATATCAAAGTTAGACTCTTTTAGGAATTTTGTCATTTTGAAAACAGCAAAGCCAAGTTCTTCACCTATAATTTTTGCCAACGGCAATGCTCTTTCTAACATACCATTGAACAGATTTATAAGTTCTGTCATTGCTGGTCCAAGACCACCTTCACCAATTGCGTTTTGAACGTTTTTGGTAGCAATACTAAAGTTACTCATTGCTGTTGAAAGGTTGGCTAATCTTGCTTCTGTGGCACCACCAAATCTTTGATTGCTAGGGTTGTAAACAGATACGCCTATACCAATTCCTGTATCGCTACCGTTGTTTGCTATGTTTAAAGTTATTTCACCATCTATCAATGTGAACCCTGCATAACCGCTACCTATGCTTGGCGCGGGACTGATAGCACTACCTCCCGGTTGACTGTTACCTCTTGCTATGT